ATAGTTAATCCACCTCAAGAAGTAGAACAACAAATAGAAGAAACACAAACGCAAGCATCTGCTGACTATTTAGATTTTAACGACTTAGATATAGATTATCTAAACGAAGATTTCTTGGATGCAGAAGAAGAGTTAGAGTTTACAGAACTAGATATAAACTATTTAGATGTAAACTTTTTAGAAGACTTGCTTAACGTACTAGATGCACTAGCTATATCCAAAGAAGAAGATGCACTTAAACAAGGTGGTGTGGGTATTCGTATTGCTGGTACAGAGATAGGTCAAGATAAAGACACACAAATAACAACAATAGTATCTGGTCAAAACATTAGTTTAACCAGATCAGTCAGCCAAAGCGCAAAGTTAAATTTAGACGGTTCAGGCAGTTATACAGTTATACTGATACAAGACGGTGTAACAAATACAGTTAAAATTAATGGTGGTTCGTCAACAACAATAACAATTAAGCAAGGATCGGGATGAAGAAGTTACAGTTATTAAGTTTATTGGCATTACTTACCCTACCTCTTATATACCAACTAACACCATTAGAAATACTTAAATTAAAAGTATTTGATGCTTTCGTCAAACCTCAAGAAGCTTCAGGCTTATTTGTAACACTAGACATTACAGAACAAGACGTACAAGAAGAAGGGGGTGGCCTTTCCCTCGTCAAATATTAACAGAAATACACATGGACTTATTACATCGTGGTGCTATGGGTGTTGGCTACGTTATAGCATTTAGTGAACCAGATCGTTTTGGCGGTGATGAAGACTTTGCCGATGTACTTGGTTTATATCCTAGTGTGATTGCTATGTTTGAAACAAATAATCAAAAATATCCACAAACAACAGGCACGGTTATTCTTGGTGATGATGTGGGTGGTGTTATGTTAAAAGGTTCTACACAAAATATAGACATACTTAAAAATAATGCTTATCAAGGTATATCGTCTGCACCTATAGACGTAGATGGTTTAACAAGAAGATTGCCATTATTGATGCGTACACCCGATGGTTGGACACCCGCTTTTGGGACACAGATATTAAAAGTCTTAGCCGAAGCAGATACTTATGTAATTAAAACAAATGACAATGGATTAGAAGAAATACGGGTTAGAGGTTTACCTTCTGTTCCTGTAGATTCACTAGGTCGTAAATGGATTAGTTGGGTTGATACACCATCTACAACATTACAAGAAATGGATGTAAAAGATAGGTTTGTTATTGTAGGAGTTACAGCTAATGGTGTAATGCCACAACTATCTACACCAGCTGGTTTGCTAGAACCACACAAGATACAAGCAGCACTAGCAGAAAGCATATTGATACAAGACAGTCCATATATACCTGACTATGCTTTATCTGTAGAACTATTAATACTAACTATTTCTATAATTCTTATATGGTCTGTATTGAATCTTTTAGGTATAACCTTGGGAGTATCTACTGCATTAGTAATAATGACCGCTACGGGTGTTTATGGCTATTGGACAGTACAACAGGGTATTTTAATAGATGTAACATGGACTTTAATTGCAGAGTTTATAACTGCATCTACAGCCTTCTATCTAAGATTTAGAGAACAATATAAACTAAGACAACAGATCAAGAAACAATTTGAACATTATCTTGATCCTAGACAAGTTAAACAATTACAAGACAATCCTGGTTTGTTAAAGCTAGGGGGAGAAAAACGATATGCTACCTTTTTATTTACTGACGTTAGGGGATTCACCTCAATGTCAGAAACCCTTGAACCCGAAGAAGTAACTTACATTATGAATAAGGCTCTGACTGCACAACAATCCGCAGTTCAGAAACATGGCGGTATGGTAGATAAATACATTGGTGATGCAATGATGGCTATATTTAATGCACCTTTAGATCAAGAATTCCATGAAAACAAAGCTATAGACTGTGCTATAGACATACAAAAAAATATGGAAGATTTAAACATAGAAATGGCAGAAAAAAACTTACCACCTGTAGCTATTGGTATTGGTATTAATACTGGATATGCGGTTATTGGCAACATGGGTAGTGAACAAAGGTTTGATTACACAGCTATAGGAGATGCAGTAAACACAGGGGCTAGACTAGAAAGTGGTACTAAAGATGCTGGGGTAGATTTATTAATTGGCTACAATACTGCCATAAAGTCTGATTATGAGTTAAAATTATTAGAACCATTACAAGTAAAGGGTAAAGAAAAGCCTTTGCAAATTTACACAATATAAGGAGAAATCATGCCAAGAGGTAAAGGAACATACGGAAGTAAAGTTGGTAGACCACCAAAAAGAAAAGTTAAAAAAACCGTATATAAAAAGAAAAAATAATGCCTAAAAAAAAGGCAACAGCAGAAGACAAGCGCAAACAAACCGCTGCCTTTTGGAAGTTTATTTTGGATCAAAGGAAAGATAAAAAAGATGAAAGCACTACTTAAAAATTTAGTTGGATCGGTAGCTCCAACACTAGGTACAGCGTTAGGAGGCCCTATGGGTGGTATGGCTGCAAATATGATTGCAGATGTATTAGGTTGTAAGAATGAACCCAAAGAAATACAAAAAGCCATAGACAATGCCACACCTGAACAAATGCTTCAGCTTAAAAAAGCTGAAGCTCAGTTTGAAATACAAATGAAAGAACTAGAGGTAGATGTATTTAAACTAGAAGTACAAGATACTCAAGATGCTAGAAAGACTTTTTCTAAAGATTGGACAACTAGAATTATAGGTATTGCTACATTAGGTGGCTTTCTAGGTTATATCTTTCTTATCACCATCCAACCTCCCGAACAAAACTCAGAGGCTTTGGTCAACTTGGTACTCGGATATCTTGGTGGTCTAGCATCAGCTATTATTAGTTTTTACTTTGGAGCATCACACTCTGGTGATGACAAGTAAAAATGCAAATATCTGAAGAAGGCATATCTTTAATTAAGTCTTACGAAGGCTGTCGTTTAGAAGCCTATCAAGATTCTGTAGACGTTTGGACTATAGGTTATGGTCATACTAAAGATGTAAAAGAAGGCGACAAGATTAATCAAGAAGAAGCTGAGTATATGCTTCAAGAAGAAATGATTGAGTATGAAGGCTATATTAATGATCTTGTAGAAGTGCCATTAGAGCAATGTCAATTTGATGCTTTGGTATGTTGGGTATATAACTTAGGCCCTACAAACCTTAAGAAATCTACGTTACTTAAAGTTCTAAATGAAGAAGACTATGACGGTGTTCCAGAGCAGATAAAAAGATGGAATAAAGCTGGCGGTGTTATTTTAGGTGGATTAATCAAACGCAGAGAAGCAGAGGCTAATTTGTTTGAAGGGAAAGAGTGGGATAAACTGAGTTAATTATGGATAACATGGTGTTTTGGAACATATTAATTAGTTTGGTATTTGCACCAATCTTTTACATGATTAAGACTCATGCTTCAGAATTACAAAGACAAAACATTTTAATCAACAGAACACGAGAAGAAGTAGCTAGAGATTATTTAACTAGAACTGAGCATACCGTTGAGTTTCAACGATTAATAGATAAAATAGATAAACTTGATGCTAAAATAGATAAACTAATAACGAATTAATATGGCAGAACCAACATACGATCCATACGCATACAGCGACATAGGCAAAAGAGCATTAGGCGGAGAATATATCGATTCTATGAATTTCTTTTGGTTTGATCCTGTAACTGGAGAAGAAGGACAAACTACAGAAGGATGGAGTCGTGTTCCTGATTCTGCAAAGCCATACACTTATTTAGAACCTGGATCAAGAAATCAAGCTAGAAATACTTTCTATGAAAGCGGTGCTGCTTTTGGTGGTGCTGGCGGATTAGGCGGATTAGGTGGACTTTTTGGAGCGGGTGGCGGTGGTTTACTAAGTGGTCAAGCTTATGCACAACAAATAGCGGGTGGTATGCCTTTTGAACAAGTGGTAGCACCTGGTATGAGTTTCTCTCCAGATCAACCTATGGGATATACTGCACAAGGAGCTACACCTTTGCAACCTAGACCAACTTTCTTTCCAAGTGCAGAAGACCCTTCTGTTGGAATGACAGGAGCAGACTTAGGTTTACCAATGGGANCGGGAACACCNATGCCAGCTGGAACTACATTTGATCCTGATTCTGTTAGACAAATAGCTCCAGTAGCACCAGCGGGAGTATCTGCTAGTGCAATAGCTAATAGTCCTGTTTCATTAGAACCTTTAGATATTGAAGGATTATTAGCAAATGTTGATTTAGATGAATTATTAAAAAACATAGGTTTACAAACAATACCAGAGCCACAAGAAAAACTTCCTGTTGAGTCTTTACTAAGTGCTGTTGAAGAGCCTGTATTGAAAGAACCTCTTACTGCAACACTTCCAACACTCCCAACAGTTACACCTTTACAAATACAAGAACCTATTGGAGTGGGAATTCCAGAAATGCTAGATATACCTATGCAAACTTTTGAAGACTTGCCTTTAAATTTAGGTTTACCAATGATTGAACAAATACCTCAAGCTATTCCTCAAAAAATACTTGATATACCTCAACTTTTAGAACCCGTTGCTACAGAAAATTTAGGTCTTCCACAAATTAATATACCAGACCTTACATCTATAGCGACACCAATGGCAACACCTTTGGCAATACCAGAAGTTAGAACTCCTGTAGTTTCGGCACAAGAACAAGAAAAAATAGATCGTTTAAGCAAGAACATGATGGATGCAATGGGAATAACTGTACCGCAAGTTCCAGTTTCTTCTGTAACACAACCAGTAGCACAATCAGTAGAATTACCAGTAGAATTACCAACTTTTGCTGATTTAGGAATAAGTCCATTTAACTTTGTTGCTCCAACGCTAGACGTTGGGAGTATAGTTAGACCTCTTGCTACTAATAAAGTTGGTATGACAAGGGAGAGATAAATGCCTACACACGAAGAAGTTGTTAAAGCAGCTGAAGCTGAAAGAATACTTGAATCAGACGTTTTTCAAGAAGCACTACAAAACCTTAAAAGCGAATACATGCAAGCATGGATTAATTCCAGAAGGCCCGAAGATATTCAGGCTAGAGAAGGTTTACATAAGTCTATATTGTTAATACCAGAAGTAGAAAAGCATCTTCGTATCATTGCAGAAAAAGGTAAACTTACTAAAGCTAATATAAATAAAGTTCGTAACATCGGTTAAGACTTTCCTTTTTCCCAAAAATTCATATAAAATACTTATAAATACATATAAGGAGTATTTATAC